TTTGATACCTTGCCCACCCGATTTCAGGAATGCGTTGTAATGCTTATCACAATTAGCCGGGTCGTATTTTTCGCTGAATTGGCTAACGGTATGAAAGTAGGTTCGACCTGCTTCGCCAAAATAATCGGTGAGGGCAAAGCCAATATTTCTCCATAAATAGTATTGACCCTGAGTTAAGTCGATACGATTAGAAACGATTTGCTCAATGATAAATTCAAAATCAGACGAAGCGACAAAATCTGGATGGGTAAGTTTGGGCTGGTCTTTTTTGGGAATGTATTTTTTGAAAATACTGGAACGGTTATTGAAAAATAATCCCGGGTCGTATGATGCAAATCGGGTACGGCTTACATCCTTGCAGGAACGGTCTATTCCTATTTGGTACTGCTGGGAATAATATTTTTCCAACCCTTCGAAAGCGTCTAAGTGCTTTGCCGGGTCGATTCGGACAATTACGGCTAATCCATTACCCCGGATTGATTTGAAGCAGGCATAAGTGTATGGGTCAGACCATAGTTTATTTGCGACATCAAGCATATTTACTGGCTCGATATTATCAATGTCAATGCAGATGAATCCTGAGTGGGCAATTAATCCGTTTGCATTACGCTCTTTAAATTGACCTGATATAGTTACAAGTGGAACGGTTTTTTTAAGTTCGGCATCCTGAGTTTCTCGAATCTTTTCAACCTGTTCCTTCCAAGTGCCGTTTTTTACATCGGCAATGAATTGGTCAATCAGCGTGGTGGCAGTTGACTTGGTATCGTTAATGTTGCGGTAAGAAGAGATTGTCATCGGTTATATCTTTGTTGTAGTTCAAGTTGAATTTTTACCCATCCTTTTTTGTACCCTTTGATTTTCTGATATTGCCAAAGTTCATCAGTTGTCATTTGTGATGGTCTTTTATTTAAGTGTTCAGGTATTGTTGGTTTGACAAGTTCGGCAAATTCGGCAAATACTGGGGTAATTACTTTTTGTTCTTTTTGGTGTCCACATTCGGGGCATATTGAAGTAGATACGGGCATCATTGCCTCGCATTCTTCGCATAAACGGACTGGAAAGGCATTTTGTTTGTCGGTTTTCTTCTTTTTTTCGGTTAGTGACCAATCTCGTTCAATATCATACCACCCATGCCTGAGTACATTATCTCCATGGTCAATGATAACAAGGTCTTTTTTATTTGGGGCAGGTCTTAATCCACGCCCGACCATTTGAAGGTATAGTGCGAGTGATTGAGTTGCTCGGTTCAAAATTACGCAGGATATGTGAGGCATATCGAAGCCCTCCGTAAATAATCCAACATTGCACACGCCTTGAATTAATCCAGAACGGAAACGGGCTATTGTGTTATCCCTAATTAGTTGGGGCGTTTCACCGTCAAGGTGTTCGCAGTTGATGTTTGCGTTTTGGAAGGCTTTGGCAGTATTTTTCGAGTGTTCAACATTTACGCAAAAGACAATAAACGGTCTGTCTTTGGCAAACTTGATATAATTGTCAACCACGCCAGCGTACAGGGTGCTTTTATTAAACTTGGAATAAAGTTCGGCTGAGTTGAAGTCACCTCCAATAGTTTTTACATTGGTTAGGTCAATATGTTCTTTTGAGGCGAACTTGCGAACGGTGCAAAGGAAATCGAGTGAAGTTAGGTGGCTAATACTTATCGGGTTGACTATATCTTTAAAAATATCCCCTAATGGCTTACCGTCAAGTCGTGACGGTGTTGCTGTCATTCCAACAACAAAAGCATTTGGGTAATGGTCTAATATAATCCGGTAAGAATTTGCCATTGCGAGGTGGCATTCGTCAATAAATATAATGTCGGGTGGGCAAATTAGGCTTAATCTATTCCGGAGCGTTTGAACCGATGCGACATTGAGATTTAATGATGGCTTTGTATTGCTACCCTGAATTAATCCCGGTGCAAGCCCGAACGATTCGAGGCGTTCCGTTGCTTGGGTAAGCAATTCTTTTCGATGGGCAAGGAATAGAATAGATTTGCCTTTAGCAGTTGCAGAATGAATCATACTGGCTACTATCGTAGTTTTACCCCCTCCAGTTGGAACGCATAGAATTGAGCGTTTGTGCCGTTGTATGCTGGTTCGGAGCAGGTCGATTGCCTGTATTTGGTATGGTCTTAGTTTCTGCATATTCAATAAAAAAGGGCTGAACGGGATGGGGCAAGCATCCTATTCAACCCTGTGTTTATCCGATGAAGGAATATCATTTACGCTCTTGCCCAGCGAATGAAGTCTAATCTTATAACGCAAAAATAAATTAAAAGTTTTGTAACCTTTGTGAAAATTGTGCGTTAAAACAGAAAAAAACGAAAACACTATGACACATTGGAAGCAATTAACAAACCCTGACTATTTCGGAAGTCACGACCTATTCGAATCGGACAATCAGTATCGGGAAGTAATCGTTACGCTCGTAACGGTTGAAAAAAAAGCCGTACCGGGTGCGGATGGTAAGAAGTCGGACTGCATCGTTGCAACGACGAAAGAAACGAAGCCGATTATCCTGAACAAGACTAACTGCAAGACGATAACTCGACTTTTGGGTACGCCTGCGATTGAACGCTGGGCAGGTCAACAAGTAAAGATTGGCGTAGACAAGGTCAAAGCGTTTGGGGATTTGACCGATGCTTTGAGGGTGCGGAACGAGAAGGTATCGCAAAAGCAAGCACAAGACTACACTGCGACAATCGAGGCAATCAGGAACGCACCGGACTTAGCTACATTGCAGACGCTTTGGAAGGGTCTGGACAGCGAAGGTCAAACGGCATGTTTGAGTACGAAGGATTTAAGGAAAACCGAATTAACCAAATAATTTATGGTAGAACACAAAGTTGAACAAGGCACGCCCGATTGGCATAAGTTGCGTATCGGTAAAATTACCAGCAGTCGTGTCGCTGGCATCATGAAATCAGACAACCTGAAAGTAGTTGACGAACTGATTTACGAACGAGTATGTCCAGATATGGCAGTCTGGGACGAAGTCGATGGCTTCGTATCGGAAGCGATGCAATGGGGAACTGACCATGAGGCTGAGGCGTGTGAGGCGTACACGAAAAGCACAGGGCATGAATTGGAGCAGGTCGGATTCTGCACGCACGACACACTCGAATACCTTGCAATGAGCCCAGACCGATTAACTCCAGACAGGACAGGAGGTATTGAAGTCAAATGTCCTTCGACAAAGACCCACATCCGTACGATTCGCATGGGAGGCTTGCCGAACGACCACAAGTATCAGGTCTATCAATACTTCCTTGTCAATGAAAAACTGCAATGGCTTGATTTCGTTTCTTACGACCCGAGATTCACGCCACGCCCGTTATACATCCATCGAATTGAGCGGAATGATATAATTGACGAACTCAACACGCTCGAGGCTGAGGTGGTCAAATTTTGGGCTAAATTTGAAAAGTATTTTAACCAAGTAACATTTTAACATTATGCAAATAACAGGACAAGTTAAGAAAGTGCATCCAATCGAATCGGTTGGGGCAAATGGATTCCAAAAAAGAAGAATCTGGATTGAAACCGAGCAGGATAGCAAGTACCCGCAGTTGGTTGAGGCTGTATGCGAAGGGAAGAAGGTAGGGCTTGCAGATGGCATAAATGAGGGTGATGTAGTCGAAATCGAAGCGAACCTGAACGGAAGAGAATACAATGACAAGGTATTCAATACTATTTCAATCTGGAGGGTAACGGTTAAGGTTAAGGCGAATGTAAGCCAGCCAGCACCGATTCAGACCGCACAGGACGAACATGATGACCTCCCATTTTAACCTACTCTTCGAACTTGCCATGGAATCAAACGCTGTAATCGCAAATCTGAATCTAACCTACCAGCGTCATCCAGAATCGAATCGCACATCGGTTGCCCTTAACGGGCTTCCGGTGGCGATTATCGAACGAGAGCCGGGCGAAGTGTTCAAGGTGCAAATGCTTTCGATTAGCACGAACAATACGCATTGTGTCGGGTCGGTTGCGGTCTATGAGTTTCTCAATCAGGAGTGTTCGAAATGGATTTTTTCGTGTTGGAAGTAAAAATAATTGGTTTGATTTTCAGCGAGTTATAAAAATAATGCAAAAAAAGTATTGACTTTGTTGAAACTTGCTATATCTTTGTATAAACAATTTAAAAAAACGACATGAACACAGCACAATTTAACACAGAAATAATTCAGGGGAATAATACAACTTGGATAAAAAAAGCGGAAATAACTTTGAACGGAACTACTATAACAATACAGCAGTACAAAAATGAGCCAGCAAGCGTTTGGGTTTCTACTGCAACAACTTACAACAGGGTTGCTAAAGATATTGAACTTTGCGAGGCTATTATTTTGGCTAATAATATACTTTCAACAATTTAATACACATCTCATCGGGGTCGCATCGTACACGCACAAAAAAATTCAAACCATTCAAAAACGACAAAATGAACACAAACCAATTACAGCAACAAAAACCAATATTCTGGAAAGGCAAGCAGGTCAAACTTATTGATTGGGAATCGCTTAACTTTGGCGGTAAAATCAAAATAAAGATTAATCGGGCTTTTATTCAGGTTGATATTTCGGAACTTTCAAACTAACCCATGAAAAAGCACATTCACACCATCATTCCCTATCTAATTGCAGTATTTTTAATCGTTCAACTTTATACAATTTTCGCATGAGCACTACAACATTCACACCCGGCTGGTACTTGCCTAAAAAAGACGCTACGACCAACGAAATCAGATTGGTCAGCACAGACAGGAATCGTTCAACCTCACCTCATGCCGTTTGGTGCGATGAGCAGTGGTTGGAGATATTCCAAAAATCAGGCGTAACTATTAAAACCGATTTAAAATGAAACCAAAAGCAACTTTTACCGATTACCTCGTGGCTGGGTTATTAGCCATGTTCGCATTCATTGTATTGATTCAACTACTCAGATTTATTTTTGAATGATGCTCAAACCACTAAAGATAATCGACATC